AATGGAAAAACATACAAAGTTAAAATTAAGTGAAACATATTCATATGCAAGAATATATAAACAAGGTGACGTACTAGCTAGGCATAAAGATAGATACTCTTGTGAAATATCTACTACATTAAATCTAGGTGGAGACCCTTGGCCTATATATTTAGATCCAACAGGTAAACAAGGTCAAGCTGGTGTTAAAGTAGAACTTAAACCAGGAGACATGTTAATATATTCTGGTTGTGATCTAGAACATTGGAGAGAAGAATTTAAAGGTAAGAATTGTGGTCAAGTATTTTTACATTATAACAAAGCTAATTCTAAAACAGCTAAAGAAAATTATTTAGATAAAAGACCTTTCTTAGGATTACCATCTTGGTTTAAAGGCGTTAAGTTGACAAAATTAAAAAAATAGTCTATACATTAGGCTTGCAGGGGGATGATCCACCACTGATTCCCTCTGCTTTAAATCTATTGAAATCACCAATAATCTGCTATAACAACTATAAAACAGGTTTTTTATATGTTACAAAAATTAGGATTTGCACCGGGATTTAATAAACAAGTCACAGAGACCGGGGCCGAGGGACAATGGTTTGATGGTGACAATGTTAGATTTAGATACGGCACTCCAGAAAAAATAGGTGGCTGGCAACAGTTGGGAGAAGATAAACTTACTGGTGCAGCAAGAGCTATTCATCATTGGGACGACAATGCTGGTATTAAATATGCAGCTATAGGAACTAATAGAATTTTATATGCGTACTCTGGAGGTATATATTATGACATACATCCTATTCGAGTAACATTAACAAGTGCTAATTTTACAAGCACATTAAATGAAAGCGTAATTACTATTACTTGTACTGGTACGCATGGATTAGCAGAAAAAGATATTGTACTTCTTGACAGTGTAGCTAGTATTCCTGCATCATCAAGTTTTACTGCTGCTGATTTTGAAGACAAAAAATTTATGGTAACTTCCATACCTACAACTACAACTTTTACTATTACAATGACTGCTGATGAAACAGGAACACCTATGAGCACGGCAGGATCTACGTCTGTATTATGTTATTATAGCGTAGGACCCGCACAACAACTTGGAGGTTTTGGTTGGGGTACAGGTCTATACGGCGGAACAGCTTTAGGAGCGGCTACAACTACATTGTCAACTGCTATAACAGATACCGTTACTACAACTATTGTATTAGCAAACACGGCAGCTTTTCCATCATCAGGAGAAATTAGAATTGGTACAGAAGATATAAGTTTTACAAGTAACAATACCTCTACAAATACTTTAAGCGGAGGAGCAAGAGGAGTTAACGGAACAACAAAAGCAACACATAGTGGTGGAGCAAGTGTTTTAAACATATCAGATTATGTTGCATGGGGTGACCCGTCTAACGCTGACTTTACTATTGATCCTGGTCTATGGATTCTTGATAACTATGGTACAAAATTAATTGCGCTCATATATAATGGTCAATGTTTTGAATGGGACGCAGCTGCTGCAAGTGCTACGTCTGTAAGAGCAACATTATTACCAAACGCACCAACAGCATCACGTCACGTATTAGTATCTACGCCAGATAGACACTTAGTATTTTTTGGTACAGAAACTACAGTAGGTAATACTGCTACTCAAGATGATATGTTTATAAGGTTTTCTTCTCAAGAAAGTATTGATCAAACAGATTCTTACACAGTTAAAGCAAACAATACCGCAGGTACACAAAGACTTGCCGATGGTTCTAAAATTATGGGAGCGATTAAAGGTAGAGATGCAATTTATGTTTGGACCGATACCGCATTATTTCTTATGAAGTTTGTAGGACAACCATTTACCTTTTCATTCGAACAAGTTGGAACTAACTGTGGATTGTTTGGTAAAAATGCATGTATAGAAGTTGATGGTTCTGCATATTGGATGTCTGAGAATGGGTTCTTTACTTATGATGGTCAATTAAAATCCATGCCTTGTCTTGTTGAAGACCATGTTTATGATGATATTAATGCTGTATCTAGAGATCTTATTAATGCAGGTTTAAATAATTTGTTTGGTGAAATTAATTGGTTTTATTGCACAGCTGCATCAGACTCTGTTAACAGAGTTGTTACTTATAATTACTTAGACTCCAGTCCTAAACGTCCTATATGGACAACAGGTACTTTACCTCGAACAGCGTGGCAAGATTCTGCTGTATTTGATAAACCACATGCAACATTTTATGATTCAACAGATAACGCCTCTACTGAATGTATTGGAAATACTGATGGTATTACTATATACTATGAGCAGGAAACAGGGACCGATCAAATTAATTCTGGTGGTATCGTAACTGCTGTTATTGGAACTATTACATCTGGTGACTTTGACATTACACAAAGAAGAAGTAATACTGGAGCGACCGTAGGTATGCCAGACCTTAGAGGAGATGGTGAGTTTATTATGAGAATACAAAGATTTATACCAGATTTTATTTCGCAGACAGGTAATACTAGAGTTAGTTTTGTAACAAGAAATTATCCAAATAGTTCTGCAACTACAACAAACTTTGATGTAAGTTCCACTACAACTAAAAAAGATACACGACTTAGAGCTAGATCTATTGCTATTAAAGTTGCCAACACTACAACTAATGAAGATTGGAAACTTGGTACATTTAGATTAGACATTGCACCAGGAGGTAGGAGATAATGGCAATAGGACCAGGTTTTTATAATGAAGCAGACCAAAAACTGTATGAAAATTTTCAATATCTACCTCAAGAACAATACAGATTAAATTTAGGTAATAATAATCAAGTTAATAGATTAGATTTTAATAATTTATCTAACTCTGGAATAATGTCTCAAGCACCAGTTCCATATATTTATCCACCAATTAATCAAGGTGGAGGTGGAGGGGGCTTTGATGTTACTGAATCTATAGATCAAAGCACAACTTCAGATGATTTTGGTTTTGGTTTAGAAGGCAACGATCCTTCAATGAATATGACCGAGGAAGAACAAGAAGCAATAGATAATATGAATAATCCAACATTTAATAAAACAGCACTTGCTAAAATTGGTCTTAGTTCTTTTTTCGGACCTTTTTCTATGATGGGCACAGCTTATAGAGAACAAAAAAAAGCAGAAGCACAAGCTCTTGAACAAGCACAACAAGCGGCTACAGCTGCAAGAGCAGCAGAAAACAAAGCGGCAGGTAGAGGTGGCTATCAATCGGATTTTGCTCAGGATAGTGGTTTTATGGATGGACCATCTGGTGCAGGTTATGGTATGGGTGCAGCAGATAAAGGTGGATCAGATTCAATGGGTTCGTTTGCTTATGGAGGACTAGCAAGTATTTTATAATGGCAAAGATAGTAGAATCATTAACTAGAGCAGAACCAGAATACAGCCAAAGAAATATACAATCTTTGGTCAGGGATCTTGACTCTGTAATTACAAAATTAAATAGTACATTTCAAGACGAAGTAAAACAGGAGATAGAAGCTAAAAGTTTCTTTTTAGAATAATGGCAGTAGTAAACCAATATAGATTTTACGGTAAAACAACGACAGCTGCAGAAACTGTAAACATGTTATCACCAGCTGTTAATGAAACTATTATAGTAAAATCTTTAAGAGTTACTAATAAATCAGGTTCTAATACACCTACGGTAACTATTAAAAACAATGCATTTGAGATAGTAAATACACAAACATTAGTAGCTGCTACGAGTGTAGAAATATTAACTTTACCTTTAATTGTAGAAGGTGGAACTGTATTATCTTATACTACAGCTGGCACCGTATCTGATGGTGTAGTGTTTGGTATTAGTTATCTTAATATATTAAAGGAGAAAATAGACTAATGGAAATAAAAAACGCTAAAGTAGAAACTACTTATAGACACAAAGAAACTGGTCAACTTTTTAAAGAAAGAAAAGACTGGGAAAATAAAGGTTTTAAAGAAGAAGAAATGGCACAAGATGTAAAAGTTATAATGCCAGCTCTTGATTTGTTCTCAAAAACCAAGTAAACATAGGAATTAAGGTAAAATTATGGCAATATCTAGAATGCAAGAACCAAGACAACTTTATGGATTAGGTAGTATCGTTAAGAAAGCGGTACGAGG